TGAACCCACTAGAGTAACCAGATGTCGATTTGTCAAAAACGCGCCAGACGGCATTGGTAGTGGTATCAAACTCACTCGACGCACTCGCCACGTACACACCCTGCCCGTACCCCGCGTTCAATGTAGTTGCGTATGTGGTCATGGCCGCGGGCGGGAAGGGGAGCACACTCGTAGAGTTGCTCCCCGCAAATTTGCTCGTCAGAACTCGGCCGGGCGCGGGCGCGTTTCGTAGGAGCAGGACGGTTCCGTAAGGCTGGCCAGACTGTGTGACGCCTTGGATCGCGGTCAGAGGTTGAGTTGAAGGCGTGAAATTTCCGGTGTAGAGGGAGAGGCCGGAGACGATGCGGGCCGAGGCGATGTAGCCGTTGAACGGTTGAGCACCGTTGCCTATGATGGTCGAGGAAGTGGATGCGTACCTCATGGAACCTATAGAGCCCGTGGGGGTTCCGGCGACGCCGTTGACGAATGCAGTACCGGCACCCGACCTGAGCGTCACGGCGATATGGACCCACTGATTCAGAGGGATTGTAGGTCCAAAAGCGGCCGTGTTCCCTCCGCCCGTCTGAAACATGTTGAAAAGTAGGATGTTAGTCCCCGAGCTGTTGTATGTCGTGATAACCCAGTCCTGGTACCCTGTGATCGTCCCACGGTTGACGATGATTCCAGACCCTGTACCCGTAGTTCCCGTGGCGACCGTCTGATAAATCCAGCACTCGAATGTAAAGTCTGGGATGCCGCCCGTGAATGGGTTGACCTGGGTCACGGACGGCGGGAAGAGTATGCCCGTCGCGCTCCCGCCCGGAAACTGAAACGACCCCTCCCCCGCAAACGGCCCGAAGCTCGAGTACTGAACCGTGTTGGCGACCGTGGCCGTGTTCGAGACCACATAGGCCGGAATATTGAGTCCAGACGAAGAAAAGTCCTGCGGAACGTACTTGTCTCCAGAGATGCCCGTGAGAGACGCGGTCTGCGCGCCGTAGCTCAACGTGACTGGCTGGGACACGGTCAGGGTCTGGGCGGTGTCGGCGGTGCCGTAGTATATGAGTTCATAGACTACGGAATAAACGCCCACACCTTGGGCGATAGTTCCGGACACGTTGACGACCATGCGGAAGTAGCTATATGACTTTGTTGATGGCGTGGAAAGTGTGAAAGTTTGTGTTGTAGGCGCCGAGGCCCATGAAACACCGGTGCGCGTGTCGACAAGGAACCAGTTGACACCGTCATTGCTTCCGAGAATGGCCCAAGCCGTTGGTGTGTTATTATATGAAGCAGCGTAAATAGTATAGTAGCTCTGATAAATCTGAGATGGGAGTTGAAGTTGGAGCCATTCACCACGATACTGGGTTCCGTTCACGTCTGTCGTCGTCACTGTACCGGAGTAAGGTACAGCACCTGTATACGTTCCGTTTAGTGGAGACCAATAGGTTGAATTGCTTTTGTCGAATGCGGAATATGTGAAATTATAGGTGACAGAATCGGCTGATGAGCTCGCCAAGTACGTCCCACCATTCAAAGAGGTCACGTACCCCGTCATCGCCGCGGGCGGCCAAGGGAGCACGTTCGAGGTCTGGCCGAGCTTCGTCACGTTCACGCGGCCGTCGCCCGCGATGCTCAGTGCCGGAGTGCCGTTCGAGTCGCCGATCTCGATGGGGGCGTTCACTGTAGAGGTGGTCAGGGCGCTGTAGGCGTTCAGGATCTCCACGTTGGACAGGGCGCGGTTGTAGACGGCAAAAGTGTTCATGGAGGCGTTCGTGGGTGGAACGGATGAAATAGTCCCGCCCGAGTAATCACACCCGACGAACGTGAAGGCGGCGGCCAGATCCGGGGGTGTGATTCCAGTCGCCGCAGAACCCGAGGGCGCGCCATTCACCCAGAATTGCGCCGTTCCTCCACCGACATTCGGGTTGTACACAAATGCGACCGTGTATTGAACGCCCTGTGACAGTGTGCCAGTCGTAGCCGCTGATAGGAAGGATCCACCGGATAGGAATTGCCCGACCAACTGAGCGGAACTGGCATTACGTGCAATATAAATGGAATTGTTCTGATCCGTTTTGGTCTGAGAAGCCTGGAAGATGCGCTCGTAAAAGGTCGCCGTCCCATTCCATGTGTACCGGAACACAGCCGTGAACCCGCGCGTCGCTATGTTAAAATTTTGCGCGCCAAAATTCATGAATTGCTTGAGCCCTCGGTCGAACGTCAAGGCGCCCGACTGGATCGTGGGGCTGTTCTGGCCTGCTCTTATGAGGGCCTGCGTGACGCCAGTTGCGGACGTTGAAAGAGGTGCGGAAGGGACGGTGAAACCTGAAGTGTACAGAGCAGCGCCCGTGACCACGCGCACGTCTGCTACGTATCCAGATACACCCGCCGTGCCTCCTATATTTTGATTCAGGTACAAAGTAGAGCCCGATAACGTGGGCGTGCCAGTTATGCTCACTGTAGACGCGGGACCTGATATTGTTCCGTTTGTATTCGTCAAAATCTGAGACTGAACGCCGTTGATGAACATATATCCCGTCCCTGAACTCGTGCATGTGAAGGTTATGTGGTTCCACGTGTTGGTGCTCAGAGGCGTGGTTGCCATGTACGTCACGGGGGTGGTGCCGTTTGTCCAGTAGTAGAATGATGCGTTGCCGGAAATATTAGACCCGAATTGCCACGAGAAACCTCCGAATCCCAGAAGATTGGGTTGATTACTGGATCCCGACTGAGATGCCGCCCCCGCGAAAGTCGTGTAATTGACCCACGCCTCGACCGTCATCCCCGTCGTGTTCCATTGAGTAGTACTGAGCCCGGTGGCCGTGGCGCTCACGTAGTTGCCGGTCGTCCCGCTGAAAGACAAAGAACCCTCTTTGTATAGGTCCGCGAAAGGCGACTGTGTGACTACAGGGACGCTTCCAGTGGTCGTAAGAGTCAAGGCGTTCGCGGACTCGACCAGGCCATAAGACCCCAAGTTCTGATTCGCCGGCTGGACCTTTGTCCCGCTCGCGAAGATCATGGCGTCTGAAGGAAGGGCGTGCGCTCTGACGCTGTCGAGGCTCTGCACCTGCCCCGTGACGACCTGACTGGCCGAGACGAGAGAGGTCATCGCGTTCTATTAATGGGGGAGAGGATTTTTAGGGAACTTCAGTCTCGCGCAAATGTGGGTACGCATTGAGCCAAAGTTCCCTGTGAACTTCACAAACTCCATAGAGGGACTGGGATCGCTCACAGTTGTTGAGAGAACACTTTACCGGTGCGACGTACATTATGCTTTCAATTGGGATTTCTTACTCGGAGAGTATGAATAAACATTCACACCTAGAACCACTTCTGGATTTTCGAAGAAGAGACGAGACTCATTATTAATAGGCGTCCATGTCAAAGAGCCTTCTAAACGGATTATAGGCAAAGGGCAATTTGTCCTGAAATCAATAACAGTGATTTTGTTGAACTTGCAATACCATTCGTATAGCTCTTCTAACACACAAAGAGGTGCGTAAAGGTCATCTTGTAGCTCGGTATTCAGACCGTGCAAGTACCGTTCTACCGCGGTTTCACCATAATTCACGGGTAATGGCGGTGGCCTTGCAGTAAAGTTCTTGCACTCGTAAATTATCTTCATGAATTCGTCTTCAGGTCCCCTGAAGTATTCAAGCCCCCTGGGGTGAACGCCGAACGCCAGACGGCACCGACGGAGCACCTCCTTTTCTACCACCACATCGTCATGAACCTTCAGGACCATCGCTATGATCGAGTCGCCCGGGTACGCCTTGAGCCTTTTCAGAGAGTTCCCGTAGTCCTGCTGGGTTCGCCCCACCTTGTACACACCGTCAGCCATCATGATTAAATAAATATAGCCTGGCATACTTTGTCATGGGCTGAGAAAAAAGTTCAGGCGTGGCCTGAGCGCCAAGCGGTCGCTTAAAATTTTCTCAGGCCATGATAGACATGGATGTCACCATCAAGGGCATACCAGTAGAGAAGCTCCTCGAGGTCTACGAAAAGTACGAAGGCTCAGTCGACCGGGTCAAGTCCCGTGACGCCAAATACAGAGAGGCTCACAAGGCTGAGAGGAACAAAAAGGCCCGTGAATATTACCAGCGAAAAAAGGCCCAGGCGGCGCCTGAGACCCAGGCCGAGGTTCAGGCGACGCCATAAATATTTTCCCAGGCCATAGTAAGAATGGCCCCCGTCACACTTTGCACGACGCCCAAGAACGCCGTCCAACTTGCGACCGATACTGAGATCCGTCGATTCCTGGAGGTTCACCCAGGCGCCAGTGAGATCCTGACGACCAAGAACGCCAAGCGCCCATACTTCCAGAAGACCATACTGACGGGCCACAAAATGACGATCGAAGAGATTGTCAAGAATCACCTGCTACCTGCCGAAGGCGACATCAGGGAGCTCATTGAGAGCCGCTTCGGATCCATTGAGGCTATCAAAATCAAGGGGATGTTTTACCAAGGGCTTCAGGACGATAAGGTGACGTGGAAGACGGTGCTCCGCCTGATACTCGCAGGTACGCAGACCGACGACTACACGAAGCTCAGGAAGGTGTGCCCTTCAGGGTTCGACAAGGACGTGTACGGGCCCAACAAGGTCCTGGCGCTCGAGGGGTTCCAGCCGGGCCGCACGACCGAATTCATGGATCAGTTCGTACAGGCCCAGGACTACGATTCGCTCGTATGGCTCCACGAGGTGCCCACGGATGACGAGCGCAAGTACAAAGAGGCGAAGCTCGAGTTTGAAAAGACACACTTCAAGATCAAGAGGCCAGTTGGATTCGTCAGACAGACGGAGTCTGAACTCCAACTCCTGAGCCGAAAGGAGCTTTTTGACCTGTATGAAAACATGTTCGTCGGTGCCGATCAGTTCGTGAAGCTCTGGCTCAGGGACCCGGAGATTCGAACGTACGAGCGGTTCGACTTTTTGCCGCCCCCGCTCAAGTGTCCTGCGGACGTCCTGAACACGTGGTCAGGATTCGAGGCGGCACGGATCACCGAGACGATGGGGCGTCCCAACCCCTTTGTGGAGCACCTGCGCCGCCTGTTCGGGCGCGACTCCCAGTACGTCCTGAAGTGGCTCGCGAGTCTCGTTCAGCAGCCGGGAAAGCACACGGCCGTCGCGCTCGTGGTCGTGGGCGGTCAAGGGACGGGCAAGACGACGACATTCGAGCTCTTCATGAAGAAGGTTCTGGGGTCCAGGTACTTTGGACAGACCAACAACCCCGAGAACGATCTGTTCAGTCGGTTCGGGTTCCTCAAGGATTCCAAGATTCTGGTGGTCGTGGACGATTTCAATGTCGGGACGCTCAAGATGAATGCGGACCCGTTCAAATCGTACATCACGGGCGAGACTTTGCCGTTCGAGTCCAAGGGCAAGATGTCCATCGAATTACTGAACTGTGCTAACTTTGTCCTGACGACGAATAAGCACGATCCAGTGAAACTCGATGCCGATGACCGGAGGTATGCGGTCCTCGAGGTTTCGGACAAGCTCAAGGGGAATCACGCGTACTTTTCAAAGCTGTACCGGTACCTGGATCGCCCCGAGAACATCAAGGCCATCTATGACCTTTTGAGCGACATAGACATTTCGAGCACGAATTTCCAGGCTGAAAGACCAATCACGGAACTGTACCAAGAGATCAAGAACATGTCCATGGACAAGGAGCTCATGTTTCTTCATCACAAGGTGGCGGGGTTCGAACGGCCCCAGGAGTTCAAGGGATCCGAGTACTATCGTGACTTTCGGGATTGGCTGGCCGAGAATGGGTTCACGGACTACAAGGCCAAGGACGCGGTGCGATTCGGCCTGTACATGAAGAAAGTCTCGGGGGTGACGCTCGACCGCAGGGCCGGGAACGCAGCATATTATGTGATCGACCCGGGGCGCATCCCTAACAACCCTAACTAACCCTAACCCCGTGTTTTACGTTGGAAAGTTAGGGTAGTTAGGGTAGTTAGGGTTAGTAAGTCAGTTTAGAGATTTTCAAGGGGTACTTGAACAAATGCCTCCATTCTGAGTGGATCGAGTAAAACACAACCCTAACCCTAACACCCTAACGGACCTCCATAAAGTCAAGGGAACCCGCGCGAAGCGCCACCCCCTTGAGTCTATGGGTCTACTGACCCTGGTGAAATTTTCAAACAAAATTAAACATCCGTGACGACCGGGGCCTCCACGACGGGCTCAGACTCCACGACGGGCTCAGCCTCGGGGACGACCTCAGCCTCCACAACGGGCGCAGCCTCCTCAACGACCGGCTCAGCCTCGGGGACGGGCTCAGCCTCTGGGACGGGCTCAGCCTCAACGACGGGCTCAGCCTCTGGGACGGGCTCAGCCTCAACGACGGGCTCAGACTCCACGACGGGCTCAACGACCGGAGACTCCACGACGGGCTCAGACTCCACGACAGGAACCTCCTGAACCTCCTCAACGACAGGAACCTCCTCAACGACCGGAACGACGGGCTCAACCTCCGCGTGGGTCAAGAGACTGGAGAGACGCGAGCCAGTGACGGGAGCGACAGGAACGCTAGTTCCTGGAGCCGGGGGCCAATCAACACTCAAAGGATCCTGCACCTCGTCCGGCAGGTCGCGCAGGGCCTGCCTGTAGGCGAACCAGGCGTCCTTCTTGTCTTGGCTGAGGTGCGCGTCAGACAGGGCGACCCAATCACTGGCTTGGAGTCGGCGGTTGCGTTCGGTGCGTAGGGCGGTCCAGGCGGCGGCTGTTTTGGCCTGAACCTTGGCGGGGTCTTCGACGAGGGTGACGGTTCCGTCTTCATCCTGAACGCCCTTAACGTCGCTCCAGCTCAAGCCTTCTGGAACCTCGAGGCGTATACCGGGGGTGACGGGAACGATGGGTGAGTCGCTAAAGTACCAGTCGACGACGGAAAGGGTATTTGAATCCAGAATTACGAGGACCTGGCTCATTGCTGAAATAGCTTATGAAAATAATAGGCTGAAGGATCAATGGAGACGTACAAGGGTGAGCCGATCGAGGAGATGTACGATCTCTGGATGGCCCACAAGGCCAAGAAAGAGGAGATGCACAGAAAGAAATTGGAGCGCGACCGGAAGGCCAAGGCCCGGTACAGAGCCAAGCAGAAGGAAGTGTCTCAGGCCGCTTCCGAATAATTATCTCAGGCCAAGGTAAGACATGGGGTTCATATACCAGATACGAAACACCGTGAATGGCAAGTGCTACGTGGGGCAGACGAGACGGAGATTGGTCTCTCATCGTTGGAGTCAACACAAGAGGAGACCTGACGGAATCCTCAAGTTTGCATTTGCCAGTCATGGACTCGACAAGTTTGAGTTTTCGGTCATTTGTGAAATTCCAAACGAGGAATTGAACGACCGAGAAGTCAAGGAGATTTCTGAACGAAGGACTCTCGCCCCGAACGGATACAACCTCCAAACGGGTGGGAACGTATATTCACTATGTGACGAGATGAAAGAGAGGATCCGCCAATCCAAGACGGGTGAAAAAAACGCAAGGTTCGGTGTGAAATTGACCGACGAGGTCAAAGAGCGCATACGTCAAGGTCATGTGAAAGATATGAAAAGCGTCGATCAGTACACGCTCGATGGGACATTCATGAAGACATGGGAATCCCTTAAATCCACACAGGTCACTGGCGTTTCGAGATGTTGTACGGGAGAGCTGAACAAAGTGGGGGGTTTTGTGTGGAGGTGGCACGGGAAGCCCTTTGACAGAGTAATACCCACTGACGAGGCTGAAACTTTGAAGCAAAAGAGACTAGAATTATACGAGAAGAACAGGGAGCGCATAAACGCGTGGAAAAGAGCGAACCGACTAAAGCTCTGCCGTGACGGCGACGAAGGCGGCGGTTGATCCAGCGCCAACGAGAACGGCTGCATATCCAGCCGTGAGGCCAGTGGTATTAACAGTGAGACCTATATTTGTAGGAGATGAATCTTGAACACCGAATGACGTAGGGGTTGGGTTGGTTGCTCCCTGGTTTATCTGAAAAGTGCCAACAGCCGAATTAGACGAGAGTGTTGGAGCTGCGCGCATGGTTACTATTGTGGGCATCGACAAGTATGCGAATGTCGTCCCTTGTGACACACCCGCCGCAAATCGGTTGTACCCTGAAGTGTTACCGGGGCCAAACACCTGATAGTACCTCTGACACAGCGCCAACTCCTGAGCGAACGGGCGAAACTCGAAACCCGTAGCCACGGTACCTTTCTCGAGCTGCACACCCGTCAGTTCGATGTAGTTGCCGGCGTTCTGGGCCCAATTGTAAGCACCGGCAGCCGTCACGTAATTACCCGAAAGCCATGTATTTGGTGCGCCGGTGAAGGTGGTGCCAGTATTATTGAAATAAAACAATGACATGTTGATTCCCACGCCATTCGTTGTGAGCCACGTGGTCCCGTTAGGTGGCGGGGGGATTGTCGCGGTCGCGTACTGCCAAGTGTTTGCGCCTATTGTTGTAACTGTTGATATGTATGAACTAGTTCCACCACTGTTTTTGAAAGGAACGCTCAAAACCGAACCTGACGGCAAGTTTGTCCGGAACCAGAACGAAAGAGTCACAGGCTGACCGAACGACGAGCCCCAACGGAAATCTGCGGTGTTGTAGCCCTCTATGTTGTGATAAGCGGGAGTGTCATCGATACCCGTAGTCGCTCCAGTAACGACCGTCACCGCGTAAGAGTTGGAAAAGCCAAGTTGCCATGGTGTATCCGACGCCGTCAAAAGTCTCTGAGAAACGGTAATGACGCCACCAGCTGGCACATAACTCCCCCATCTGTCGATGGTTTGATACGCGACTGTTAACGATATATTAGTCGGCCCCACACCCCTCTGCGCGATCCGCATGTCCCCGTTGATGATCCGATTCCTGAAAGACCCGAGGCCAGCACCTCCACTGATCGTGCCCGAGACGACGAGATCGCCGGCAACCTCCAAGGCGCGCTGCGGGTTGGCGATGCCCACGCCCACCTTGGCGTCGGACGTGATGCACAGGGACTCTTCGGTGCCGTTGAGGGTCCATTCCAGGATTGTCATGAAATTCGCCGTTCCTAGACCATTGGTAGTAGAGTTTACAACAACCCTAAAAAGGTTATATGCCTGCGTTGCACACACAGTGAACGTTTGTGTGGCCGAAGCCCATGAAATTCCAGAACGTGAATCCATTAAAGTCCAATTGAGGCCATCACGAGATCCTAGAATCCAAAATTTAGACGGTGACTGGTGTACGTAATCCGAACGGACGGACATGACATAGTTTGAAAGAAGCGTTGAAAC